GGCCGTGATGACCATACCACCAAACTCGGTGAGGAAGAGAGCGCGGTCGTCGCCGGAGCCTTCGCGTTGGCCAAGGCGGGATGCTGCGTCGGTATACTGGGACAAAATGTGTATCCTTGTGTTGAAGTCATTGAAGGGGTGCCCCAAAGGGCGGTAGAGGGAAGGGCTACCTCAGCCCCTCCAATCAGATAGGGTTACCAAGTGCCAATCGAGCGGCGGAGCTTGGCCCGCACGGCTTCAATCTTGGCCTTGTCCCCAGAAGCATCCGCCTCGGCCTGAGCCACGCGGTGTTCCTCTTGGTTGGCGAAGGTGGAGGAGTCCACAGCAGGGGTCCGTGGGGTCACCTTCTGGGCCTGCGCACCATCACCAGCAGAGCGAGCCGGGGAGCTGCCACGGCGGATACCAAAGGCCAGAGCGTTGGGCTGCTCCGTGGTGGTAACCTTGCCGCCCGAAGCCTTGAAGCGTGCAGCCAGAAGTTCGGACTGCTCAAGGAGGGGCTGGAGGTTACCCTTGCGGGCCTGCTCCATGGCGGCATTGTAGCTAGCCTTCTGGGCCTCGTTGTAGCCACCACCTTTGGAGGCCCACTCGTAGGCCGCCGTATGGGCTTCCTCGCCACCCGCCGCCATGTAGACCTTGGAGTCTGCCTCCTTGGCTGCCGCTGTGAGGCCTGCAAGATGGGTGTCGATGGCACTGTCCGGAATGCCGAAGACCTTCTTGAGGTACTCGCGGCTCTGCGGATTGATGTCCGGCTTACCGGTCTTGGCGTAGATGGCATTCATCTCATCGTTGAACGCATCAAGATTGAGCTGCTTGCCACCGCCTTGGTCCTCAGGGACATCCTTGAGGTACTTGGCGTCATACGCCGAGACTACCTCGTCGTTGGCATGGTCGAAGTCCGGGAGGGCAACAGGGGCCTCGGCACCAGCGTCTTCCTCCGTCTGGGCACCATCCCCCTCGGGTTTCGCAGCCGGGGCTTCGGTAGGGTCCCCTGCAAGGGCTGCCTCCGTGTCACCATCTGGGTCGACATCAAGCTCCTGAGGGCCAGCCGGTTGCTCCACCTTGCCGTCCATCCCGAAGGATGCCGAACGGCTGTCTGCGAGGCCAGTCTCGACGCTAGGGGTTGCCTTGGTGCCACCACCCAGATCGAAGGTGGCTACTGCAGAGCCTCGGTCTTGAGGGATGCTCAGAGATGGGGCCGGGTTCGCCGGTACCCCACCATTGTCACTGCTGCTCTTGTTGCTTTCTTCAGCCATTGTCACCCTCCTTTAGGGTATGCTACGCAAGTAGCTCTCACTGTGGTGGTGCCCCTGCGGGCTGGTCACCGGGTTGGCCTCCTTGACCTTGCTGTTGCTGCTGGCTCATCTGGTCACCCAAGGCCTTCGCCAAGGGGCCTGCGCCCTTATCAAGGAGTGTCTGCTGCGCGCCCTGCTGCTGCTGCTGCTGCTGGTTGGCCGCGATCTGTTGCTGCGTCAAGACAAGACCATCCGGCTTGACCCCCATGGCCGCTGCGAGGCGGGTGAAGAAGTCATTCGGATTGTGGCTCGTCTCGAAGGTTGTCGGGAAGGCTGTCCTACCGGCCTGCGCGTATTGCATCAGGTTGGTGGCATCAGCGTTCTGGCCCATTGCGTCCACCCCAGTGATGACCTTGTAGGCTACCACATTGCTGGGCAGCTTGGGCATCTTCGGGTTGGCTTCCTCATTGAGGTGGACCGCACGGGTGATGATCACTCGCTGGTGCCCCTGAGCAATGAAGGTGTACAGGCCACCCATCGCCTTGTCGAGCGCTGAGCCGAGCCTCTGGATTTCCTCAGCGGTCACCCGTTCGGCGTTGCGCTGGATGGACTCCTGCATGAGGTAGGCAGCCTCAAGTCTCCGCTCAACGTCCGCAATGGAGCTGGACACGAAGGAACCATCTTGGGTCTTCTCGGAGCGGAACACGGTGATGTCATCGGCCTTGCCCGGAAGGATGGCCAAGTTGCGGGCCTCACGGACCTGCTTGATGCTTGTGCCACCGGGCTTAACGAAGGTAAGGGCCAGAGCGGCCAGCGCCACGATGTCATTGAGGCCAGAGCTTCGGGCTTCCACGGTGAAGTGGTCGCCCACATACTCTCCGCAGTAGGAGCCACCCCAATTGCTTCCGTAGTTGGGGATAAGCCATCCGGGCCACAGCGGGGGATTGTCCTCGTCGGTCTCCACATTGGTACCGTTGAGCATCTCCCCATTGCACAGCTCCTGCCAGTAGCACCAAGTCTGCTCCCCGCTCTCGTCTGTGTGGAGCCTCATGGTGTCATAGACATCCACGGTGCACTCCCACGGGCGCTTCTTCACGAGGTCGCTCTTGGCCCACACTAGGGCCTCACGGGCCTGCTCCTGATGGTCGGCACTGAGGGTGTCCAGAGTAAGCTCACGCTTCAACACTGTGACGAGGGGCTCACCCCCTTCACCTCTGCGGACCACATAGCAGTCAGGCCTGTGGTAGGACGGCTTGTTCAGCTCGATGTGACGCCACAGGGCATTACCAACCACGAGGAGGGTCTTGATGTAGCCCACGTAGGCTGTGGCAATCGGGGTGGCTTGGAGGTCTTCACGGTGGGAGACTTCAAGCTCGCTCAGGGCCAGCAGGATGTGGGCATACAGCTCCGGGTCCTGTGAGATTTGGTCCTGAAGGTCATAGGTCTTGGGGCTGAACCTGAGGATAGGTTGCCCCGGAGGGAAGGCCATGAACATCAAAGCCGATGAGAGGCTGTTGACTCCCTTCGCCCCAATGGACTGGTTGTTGCCTCGGAGCTTCATCCCTGCCTTCCACCCTTGAGGTGGCATGACGGAGGGGATGGTGAGTTCGGCCATGAGGCGGCCCTGAGCTAGGGTACCCTGAAGCTGCCCATTAGCCCACTCATGCTGGTAGCAGGCAGCCGCCGTGTAGTCTGGCCCTAGGACAAACTTCTGGTCACGGGCAGCAAGGGTCTGCTCTACGTCATAGGCTTGGCCGGGTGACGGATTGGTGTAGTCGGGTGCATCAGCCACAGGGCTAACCTCCTAGGTCACATTAACTTGAGGCCGGACCCCGAGGTGCCCAGTGTGGAGGCCACGGTGGGACGGTCAACGCGAAGGTCAGGCGTCGAGGTGCCATAGAGCTGCTGGTCCTCGACCTTACGGGCACCACCCACCTGAGTGGCTACCCCATTGCTATCCTGCTGGGAGGACGCTGCGGTCTGCTCCGGGGCCGGGACTGTCTGCTGCACCGTGCTCTGCGCAGAGGTTACGGCTGCTGGTGTCGATGATTTGGGCATAAGGAAGCCCATGTGGTATTCTCCTTTTACGTGCTGCTAGTTGCCTAGCTGGTGGCCTGCTCGGCATCAGCATCAAGCCCGGTCTGGGTGTTGACACTCTGCACGTAGCATTCCACGAGGTATTCCGCGAGGTCCACCATGCCCGCATAGCGGTGGTGATTGGCCTCATTCTCCCGGTTGGGGTTGTAGCACCGAGGACCATAGTTGTCCTTGAGCCAGTCGGCCAGCTCCTTGGAGACCTGAGGGGGCTGGACCATGGGGACGAGTTCATTCACCTCCACGGCTACTTCCTCCACCAGTCGGGGTCACCCTCAACCCACTTAATGAACATGTCGATGTAGCGCCGAGCCTTCTTAAGGTCCTCCATGCCATTCTTCGCGTCGTACCGGAGGATGTACTTGACGATGTTGGCTTGGAAGAAGTTCAGGTTGTTTTCCACAGAGAAGCGCACTGGCTCAATCGGGAAGCGAGCATAGTGCTCCGGGAGGGTCACCATGTCCTTGGAGCAATCGGACTCCACTTGGGGGCCAGATGCTTGGGCCCCCCGTTGGTCGTTGAGCAAGTCCACGGTGGCCAGCACGTTGACAAGCTCCGAGGTGATCCTTTCGGCCTCGACCTTGGAGATGCCATTGAGCGGTGAGGGTGGGCTGTAGAGTTCCCCGGTGAGGAAGTACTCGGGCTCCTCATAGGCGTGCTCGGGGTGCTGGTAGTCCGGTGGGACAGCAAGGGCGGCCTCGCGTTGGGCCACTCGTGCGTTGAAGGCAACCTCTGCGGCACCTATGCGGGCCAATGTCTTCTTGGGCTGCATATCGTTCCTTTGCAGTTCGGCCTCCATCCAGTCGTCAATGGGTTCCATTAGGTGGACCCTCCTTGATGGTGGTTGAAGATCCAGTTGTATATCTGGTGGGCTGTGAGTTCCGTGGAGGTGGTCTCCAAGGACAGCTCGGGAAAGTCCTCGGTGGCTTCCACGAAGATGTGATCCATCACGTTGGCCAGCACCATGGCTTGCTCCGAGGTCTCGTTGCGGCCTGCCTTCTGGTATTCGAAGTCACCCTTGGTGAGGAGCACCGAGAAGTTAATGTAGCGGTCCCAGAGGTTATAGGCGGTATCATCCAATCCTATCCTCTGCCACTCAGTACCCATGTAGGCAATCTGAGCGGGGAGCGGAGAGTCAGTGATGGCCCACTCCACTTGGCCTTCGAGGCGGGCTAGGCGGAAGTCCTGTTCGGCTAGGATGGAGGGCTGATGCTTGAGGTGCATCCAGTCCTTGCTCCATGTCCAGTCCTTGGCCGCCTCGGTGACTAGCTCTACGGACTTGCCGGTAACCTTCATGAGGTTGAAGAGGCCAGCCGCTGCGGTGGACTTCCCGGAACCCGGAGCGCCAAACAGGTTGATTACTTTAAGCTGTGTCATCATCAATCCTCGAAGGTCTCAACTGCCATGCGCGCTATGAACCAGAGTATGGTCCACACCAAGACCAACAGAGTGAGGCCGAAGCCATAAGGTGCCGTGAGGATGAGGAAGGCCACAAAGAGGAATAAGCCAAGCATCCACAAAGAGGCCTTCACGTTAAGGCTCCGAGCCTTCCACCAAGTCATAGCCCTTTGCGTATACGGTCTGGTGTCCACAGCGTGATCTCCCCGGTTTCCCTGTTGTACTGGTCGTGGTGCAAGATGTTGGCCACCTGCGCAGTCACGAGGGCAGCTTGCTCGTTGAGCCCTGCCTTCTTGAAGTGTGTGATGATGGACAGCCAGTAATCCTCGGTGGGCTCGGAGACCCACTTGGTGGTGGCTTCCCCCTTGTTCTTGCCGGAAGTCTTGACTGCATGCTGAGGCACCAAGGCAACCGGATTGTCCAGCAGCTCGTTGGCCCTAGTGTCACCCATGCCGGGGCAGCCTTGATAGCCATCCGTGGGGTCACCTTTGAGCACCTGATAGAGATGGAACCTCACGGCCTCCCAAGGAGTGGTCTCGATGATGAGGGGCTTGCCATAGGCATCCACCTTCTTCAAGGGGGCATAGAGCCCGGGGACCGTCTTGAAGTCCTTGTCCTTCCCGGCGATCATGCGGGTCTCGAAGTCCTGCGGTTCGGTGAGCAAGATGCCCAGCACGTCGTCGGCTTCGAGCCGAGGCCAGAAGGTTGCCTTGTACTTCTCCGTGAGGTAGTCCTTGAGGTACCACAGGAGGAGCGGTCGGGATTGCCCAGCGAAGTCCTCATGGCGGTTGCCCTTGTAGGTGGGCAGGATGTCCTTCCTGAAGTTCTGCTCTGGGTCCGAGAGGTATATGGTTGCCTTCTTGGACTTGTGGAGGAACTGGAGGCCAGCCAGAAGGTTGTCCACGATGGCTTCCCCCTCGGCCTTGTGGGCGAAGGGCTGCACGATGCCGAAGCCATCAAGGTAAATCTTCTGGGCTGCCGCAGCGGCGATGAAGGCTATAACGTCCCCATCAATGAGTAGGTGGAGAGGCTTACTGGAAGTGGTCATCGTAGTCTCCTCGGTTCTCTAAGGCGCTAAGGCCCGCATTGGTGATGTGCCACTTGGGGCGATAGGTCAGACCGGTGATGTCGATGACCGAGATGTAGCCTAAGGAAGCCGCTAGGGCTACCTCAGGGGCTAGGGCTCTGGTGAAGTCCCCTTGTAGCGCAAGGCCCCCATGGAGCGTGGCTTCTAGGACTTCCCAGAGGCCAACTGGTAGGGGGCCTTGATAGAGGAGCATGGGGCTCTGGCTAGATGGCCGCCTCGAAGTTCCTGATGGCCGTGAGGGCAGCCTCGGAGTCACCCAGCATGATCTCGTCTTGGGTAGCCTTGGAGGTGGCTTCGAGGACCTTGAGGGCCAGCGTGCCTACCTCGGAGATGTGCTCCATGACGATGAGGGCCTTGATGTCGAACACATCCTCAACGTTCTTCGGGGAGCAGTTATCGGCAGCCGAGAGCTTGTCGTTCAGGAAAATCTTCTGGTCAAGGAACAGCTCGGTGGCTGCCTGCCAAGTGATGCGAGAGCCCTTCACCGTGTGCAGGTCAATAAGCTGCTTGCGCTTCAGGGCTGTGATGGTGGTAATGCGGTTGAGGGCGTATTGCCTCTGGTTCTGGTTCATCAGTGTGTCTCTGCCCAGTTGTGGCCTGTCTTGCCATCCGTGCGGTACTCGCCCCGGAGGTTCAACATGCGGCCTGCTTCTTTCATGCACTCATCGGCCAACGCCTTGATCATGGGACCCATCCCCTGAGGGTGAGTCCACTGGACCTCGTCGTGGACATCGAGCACTTGCATATAGTGAATGCCGTGGGTGTAGCCTAGAGCCTTCATGCGACGATGCATCAGCACCTTCCACACTTTGCAGCTCATGGCCCCGGCTGATTGGATAACCGTGTTGAGGGCCGCATGGGCCTTCCTAACGTGGACCTTCGAGCCATCCATGCCTTTGATCCATCCCCGTTCGGCCACCTTGGAGATACCCTCCTTGAGGTCTTTGATCCCGATGATCTTCTCCTCAAAGGCGAGGATGATCTTGCGGGCCTTCACCAACTTGGCCTTCTGCTTGTCATCCATCTTGGCCACGAAGTCATCATCGAAGCGCTTGGCCAGAGCCCTGAGCAACGCTGAGAGCCCCCTGTACTGGAGGAGGTCTATGATCTCATCGTCCTCTACGTCAATCGCAAGGCTCAGCTTGTAGGCTGTGCCCCCGAAGACATACAGGTAGGTGGCCGTCTTGGTATCCGCACGGGTCTGCCCGGTAATCTCGGAGTGTTCCATGTGGGGGTCCCTAGAAGGATCACACACACGGTCCCGGAAGGCTCCGCCATCGAATGGCACCAAGTAATGCCCGAGGTCGATAAGCTCCAAGGAGGAGGCGTCTACGCCTGTCAGCTCCCAGTCTTCCTCAATGGCCGTGCCATCCGCTAGGAGGTCGCCCTTGAGGTTGGCTGAGAACAGCTCCCGGCACTCCCACCCGTAGCGGCCGTCGAGCATGTGCTGGATGACTTCTTCCTTCGTGCCATCTTCGTGGACTACCTTCTTCTTCAAGACGGCAGGGCACTGAGCAATGTTGGGGCTGCTGTGAGTGCACCTTCTGGAGATGGCCCCGATGCTGTCCACACGGCCATGGATGCGGTTGAATTCATCCACCTGATTGAGCCACGCTTGGCGGCCCACCGAGACCATCCCTAAGGTCTTGTTGACCACGAAGTAGTTCTTGATGAGCTTGCGGACTTCCGGTGGGATGACAGCCTCGGGGATTTCCTCAAGGGTGCCTTCGTCTACGGTTGGTTTGCCGTTCTTGCCATAGGCCTTGGGGTGCCACCCAAAGACATCCTGAAGACGCATCCCAAGGTGCTCCCGGCTCGAAGGGTTGTACTCCGTGCGGACGATTGGGGTGAATGGTGCCTCCACAGAGTAACGCTCCAAGGGCGGTCCCACTTCAGGTGCCAGCTCTTTGCCGGTCCTTGGCGATATTCTCCTACGCACCACGTCTGGTAGGTCGTTGCGTTTGACATTGCGGTCAGCTCCGGGGGTTGTGACCTCCCCGGCTTGCCACCAAGACCCAAAGAGGTCCTTGAGCTTAGCTTCGTGGATGGCCTTCTGGTTCTTCAGCTCACGCTCAAGCTTCAGTGCATTAGTCATATCGAGGCGAACCCCGAAGTCTTCCTGCTCGGCTATGATGGTGGCGTATTCGTGCTCGTACTCGAAGGTGAACTCAGGCCATACCAAATCGCCGGGCTTGGGGTCAACCCATCCGACACGCTTCTCGATGAGCTTGAACAGGTCAACCATGGGGCGGTCGTCCTGCATCATGTAGCGGGCCATGTAGGGGTTCCACTCCTCCCATCTCCGGGCGAAGCGTTCCTTGGCGTTGACATCCTCACCGTTCTCATCAAGGAGCACAGGGAACTTCAAGGGGTCACCCTTGTAGTCATCCTTGTTGTTGCCCAAGCGGTAACCCCAAGCCTTCAACGAGTGAGACTTGAGGAGATTCATGGGCATCTTCCCCTTCTTGGCGCGCTCTAGGTCGGGACCAATGAGGATGTCGGCAGGCCACACCAACTTGGCCATCACATAGGTGTCCCACTTCTTGACACCCGAGAGGTCTACCTTGGGGTAGAACTTCTGGAGGGCCCTGTAGTCGAAGTTGGCACCGTTGTGGAAGACGGACATGGAGGCCCCTGCAAGGAACTTCACGCCATCCTCCAAGTTGGTGGAGGTCGGATTGGCCAGCAGTAGGCGTGTCCTCTCCAGCCAAGGATCATCGGTATCCATCTCCCACACGGGGTGGTCAAAGGGGACAGGGGGCCCGAAGTAGAACTCCTCGGCTGTGTCCATGTCTTGGTACCCAATGCAGTGCACCCGGTCCATGGCCGCAATGTCACCCTTGGCGCGCAGCAGGCCGTTGGACTCGATGTCGCCACCTAGCCGCCGTTCGTGTCTTACGTCGAAGTCAATCAAGGTTCATGCCTTTGGGTGATCGCCCCGAACTCCCTCATGGGGATGGGATCGAAGAGACGCTGACGATGGCCGCAAGGCAGCTCCACCCAGTAGTCTCCGGGACGGTGCTTCTTGAGGTAGATGTCATAGTAGTGGATGTGCTGCAACTCACAGCTCGAAGGTTCCATAGGGTCTGCCCCCATTCCTCCATCCACTGCGCTGCACACCTTACATATGATCGTGAAGTTGGCCATCGTCTTACTGTCCCTCTTATGTTTGCGTTAGGGGTTCTCTGTGTCTTTCGGTGGGCGACCCCCTGTGAGCCCCCGCAACTGCTTCCGCCTGATGGCTGCCGAGATGGCATGATCCAAGCGGGTGATCCACGAGACCACGATCTGCTGCCCCGGAATGGGCTTGAGCTTGCGGGCCTCATCAAGGGTCTTGTCGTCCTTCCACTCTGGGAGGGACATGAAGTCAACCCCATAGTTCTTCAAGGCGTGGTAGCCCTTGAGGAGGACCTGAGTGAAGGCCATGTAGGTGCCGACGCGTGCCCGGATGTCCTCATTGGACT